CTCCGCTTACGCGAAGGTTGTGGCCCCGAATCCAAACTTGACAAAGGTTGTGGTCGGGCCAGCTATGACTCTTAGAGTGCATAGCCGGTATAGCCAAGTTCAAGCCGATTAAGGTTGAACCCTTTTTTGGTAACTGGCGCTTTTATTGAAAAATGAAAGTTCTGGTAAACTTGGAATAGAGATGTGAAGATGGTCTTAATTTGTAAAACTTAAGATCGACTTTATCGGAAAATAGCTTCTCGTCATTCAAAAGGTTAGGCTACAGCACTAAGTGCTATAGTTTTGATTTTTTGAAACGATAAACCACGTTACCGTTAACGTCTACGAGGGTTGGATACCCTCCTGTGTCTTCAATTTCGCCAAGAATAGGCATTAGTTCATCTAACGGGAATCCCGTAGGGAGAGTAAAAGTTCTTTTTTCAAAGTCTATACTCTTGATGACGCTTATGGCTTCGAATGTAACGTGCTCGATATATTTATCTCCTCCAACGTTAACCGTTTTAAGGCTGTCGAAGAAGAAATTCTCGATGATCTTAGACTGTAAACAGTAGTTGATTAAAGAGTTGCGCACGAAATTCTTGCCTTCAGTGTTCATCAGGTCCTGGCCGAACATAAGTTCAGTCTGGATCCCTTTAGCTTGTACAAGGGTCTGAATGTTTACCAAAACGTTTGGATTTATTATTTCTTTACCAAATACAAGTTGAGGGTGAACCTCATTTAGATGTTCAAGAAGAGACTTATAAAAGTCCGATCTTGGATCCATAAAAGTATCTTTCACTCCAAACGAAAGTTTGGAGCGAATACTTAATGGTACTTTTGTCATATTCTTGACTGTTTCTTTCATAAGTTTGGCGAGTCTAATGTGCCCCGTTATAAACTTAGCTACTAGATAGATGTCTGTCAGGCTTTCGCCCAAAAGATATTCTTTCCCCTGTATGCTCAAAGAGCTATCAGGAAGGTAACCATTTTTATAAAGGTATTCCTTGTCTATGTTAAAGAGTCTACTTCTCATCTTTTTAAGATAAGTTGTATTATTCTCTATTGTAGATAGGTGATTGGCAATCATGGAATGTTCTGCGTTCAAAAAGTAAAACACAGTTTTTATTTTTTCCAGATATGTTTCATCATTATCTCTGCCATTCTTATTTAAAGAAATTAGGGAGCTTGCACCGATGTTAATACCGCGCTTTTCAGCGCAGATTACCAGTGCAGGAACATTTCTCCAGTCCTTAGAGTTATTAATAACCCGGCCTGAGAGGCGACTTACGTCGATCTCATTCCACGCAACTCTGGAAACGAACTCTACAAAACGGCCCTTAACTGTAGGGGTTTTCCCCTTATTGTTAATTGGTAAGTAAATCCTCTTAAAACTTTGAGGTATTACCTTGTTGTAGTCGAGACAATATAAATCATCTCCTACTACACCGGACCATTCTTCACGGAATTCGCCTTTATAGGCGTCCTCCAATGTGAAGTTGATGTAGAGAATGTAGGAAAGTGTGGCAATTGCCATACTTCCTCTCGTTCCCATTCCTTGTCCCTGGGCATAATAGACAATTTTATCATCTAGATGCCAAGGGCATTCCACTACGAGCTTTCTCCAAGCTTCAGTTGAATCTTTACCGAAAAGCTCTTCGAAAACTATAAATTGGATATCCCGGTGAAACCGGTCTGTCCAGTCAGAAATATCATACGAGTATAAACCCATAGGGTATTTTGTTTTATATTTTTTCGAAAGCGCAACTGCGTTATTAAACCCCCTATCATGGCTCGAAAGAGCTACGGTAGGGAAGAACCCTTCGAAAACACTATAAATAATGTGTTCAAAAGGGGCTAGCACAGTTTGTGTCCAATAATCGGATATAGCCACTTCTCGCATTTTCATGTCTGGAGCGGTTATAGGAACTATTTTTCTTAACTTAGTTCCACTAATTATACTTTTATAAGTCTTAATTAGTTTCGTATTAAGGAAGCTTAACATATAAGCCGTAAGGCTTGTACCATTGGTAAATTTCTCAGCTAAAGTTTTAATGTGGACGAAGGTACTTTCGTACGCTCGGTCCATAATATAGAGAAGTTCGCGTGTAATGGAGTCCAATCTCTTTACAGAGTTTGGACCATTGCTATTATTATTAATGCTAAGACGGATTTTTGTTGTCTGCATCTGGGTAGTAACATGCTCATAGATGCCTTTCTTCTCGAAAGTGTTTTTGACATAATGTCTAAACTTTTCAAGAAGATCTGGTTCGATTAACTGCATAGGATCTGTTATACTAGGGTTTTCCCTAGGATAATATTCCTCAAGAACTCGAGTCATGTATAACAATGTGTTTAAAGCCGCATATGCGGCCGGTTCCTCCGAGGCCTTTAAGGCTAGAGGGGAAAGGAAGATCCAATCATCTAAATAGTCTAGACCTTTTAGGTTGTGACTACTAGTGAAAAGGGGATGCTCTTTCGAGACATCTCTTCCTTCAATTAAACCGAAAATGTATTGTCTACATTCCTTGTATTTCTTGGCAGCCATGGCAAAGCCATGGTTTCTTACCAATCGCTCTATATATTGCTTCTGCTTTTGAACCATTTCGGCGTAAGCCGAAATTTCAATTGCAGGGTAGATACAGCTCAAGACTGATGGGAGATTTTCAAACTTATGTTTGAATTCCCAGTTAAGATGTTTAGGTTCTTTCTTTTCTTTGCCTTTGGGCGCTTTGCGCTTCAAACTCTTAGAATTGAATTTCCCTTTAATCTTAGTAGTGAAATTGTTCTGACGAGAAAATAGAGACCTTATGGCCGCTACTTTACTTTTTTCAGATAGAGAAGATTCAAGAATACTTTTTAAAGATTCTTCATTTCTTCTTTTCACAGTTTTACCAGTTTTATCACTTTTAACAACAGTTAATTGTCGATTAACAGCTGCCATTTGCCAAAAAGTTAATGTTACATTTTTGTTCATTTTCTTTTAAGTAATAAGCAAATTAATGTAACCTTAGTCCGCTAAGCGGAGCTATGGTTAGTCTAGCTAGACGTAAGTCTAGCCGGATTCTCTATATACTTTCGTATATACCATAAGTTATAGAAGCACAAAGTGTCTTCTATCACTTACTGGACTCTTGCCTTAAACAGCAGAAGTAAAATTTATATGGAGTATTAAAGATATTAATAAAAGTTACTATCTTCTGCAATTTAAAGATTGTCGGGGATTAACTTAGGTCGTAAAATCTAATGGTGCCCTTACGGGCACCGGAAGATATTAGCTTCCGCCACGGTATGGTATCCTACCTGCCAAAGTATGTGTTTACA